GATAGCGAAATCTCTTTGAGCCCTTTGTGCTGGGGTCAAAGCCTTAGCAGCGAAATCTCTATAAGTGGAATTCAAAACTGTAACAATTGCTGCTGCTCGCTCACTTTCAGTTCCAGACTTAATCATTTTTTTAGTCTGAGCGTCTAATACGAAACCTGTTTTAGTTAAAGAAGCAAACTGTCCATTAAGCGCTTGAGCCAGTCCGTTAGTCATGCTTCTAAATTCATCAGCGCTTGCGCCAGCGCCTTTTTCAGCAACTACATAATCCAATATTGCTGGAGTTAATGTAGCGATTGTTCCGCCATGTAAATCGAAAGTTGCTAACTGGGATTGGACTGTGGTTATATTTTGTTGCGATATACCAGTTAAAGCCTCTAAAGCCGCTGAATGTCGGTTTAGTATTCCTATTCCTTCTTCAGTTGCGCCGTTCGTATTTAATAATAATCGTCTTAATCTATTTTGTGCGGCGCCTGACTGTTGGGCTGCTTGAACTGAATCTCGGCCAAGTTTAACAGCAAATAAACCAGCAGCAGTTGCGGCGGCGAAAAACCCCAATCTTAATTTATTAGTCAGCACTCCTGAAGTTTTATTCGCGGCTAAATTAACTGATTCGGTAGACTTAGCGGCTTTCTCCATAGCCGAAGTAAACTGCGAAGTGTCGGCTTTTAGTCGAGCGAGTACATCAACGACTGACATTTACTTTCACTTCCTTCTTCTAGCCTCTTGTTCCTGTTCCCATATCCGCAACCGCTCAAGTGCTTCCCACTCTGCTAGTTCGAAAGCGGAAATAGGCTGAAAGTTTGGACTGCCGTATAAGAGTTCTTCGACAGTCCTACCTAAGCGTTCGGCTAGTTCGAAGACGAATCTTCTATAGCCGTTGCGGAGGAATCTTTTCCCACTTCATCGGCACTTTCCTGCGTGAATCCCGATAACCTCATACCAACTGCTGCTAAGCGATCTAACGCTGTTGCTGCTTTGGCAAGCAAGGCTCCTCGGTCTGCTGGCTTAAATATCTGTTCGCCTGATACTGAATCAAATGAAGTAGCAATTACAATTTCGGGATAAACAAACTGGAGATTAACTCCACCTTTATTATCTATTGCTAAATCCATAATACGGGTGCGCTCGGCACCAGTCATACCACGAACTTCTACTTTTACGCCCCACTCTGGAACTTCTACCATCTCTGATGGAATATCCTGAGCAGATAAGATTTGGTCTCTAATGGACACGATTTCTCCTTTTGGTCTCGTTGGACTCGGTTATTGGGATTCTACTACTTTTAATTATTATGCGTAAGCACCGCGAGTAACGGCACCTGTAATTTGGAACTCTGCTGAATAGGAAACAATGTCGCCTACTCCTGCTGAGGATTCGTATGAAGTCATAAAGGCTTCGCCTGTGTACTTTGTAAAAGTAGCAGTTGAACCTTCAGGACCATACTCAAATGATACTGAGTCAGTCTTTCCTACGATAGCAGCCAAGTGCGTATCTACAGTAGCATCAAATGAACCTTCGATACTAATAGTTGCGCCCGTGAAGCCAATTACGTAAGAACGATCAGAGGAACCAAATGAGGTTGTCTCTAGGGTTTCTGCTTCTCGAGGGAAAGAAACTGAATTAAGTGTATTACTAATATCGGTAAGTGAGCCAGCGTTATTATCTACCTTGAATACCGCCGATTTACCATGTCTGAATGTTGGCATATTATTATCTCCTTGAAAATGCGACGCTACGGGTTATAGCACCTGTGCCTGTTGCGATTGTGGTTCTTGTCCTCAAGTAACGATTTACCGTCGTTCCTGAAGCAACTTCATATCTTTCTGAATCTAGTCCAGCAATTGCTACTGTTCCAAATACAGCCAAATCAGCAAAGGTTGTATTGTCTGCTGAATGTTGTACCGCGATTACAGTAGTTGCCGATCTAGCGTTTGCAGTTACATGCAAGTGCGCCACTCCACCATTAGTAGATGAAGCAGTATTATCAACACCAGTAGTGTTGGTTGTGGCAGATACGGCAGTCTGGCAAATTAACCAAACCCCCGAATCTAATCCTCCATTTGCTATTGCCTCTGCTGATACAGAAACAACATCAGTTAAAGGACTACTAATCTCATACGAGGTTGAGGACGCTGCTGCAAGAATGGCTCTTCCACCGATACTGGTGCTGTCGTTAGATATTGTTACTACTTTAGGAGTATTACTTCCTAGGGCAGCAGAGAAAATTGAGTCCGCACTGCTAGTAGTTCCATCAAATAATCCTCCGAAAGATATTGAGCCTTGATTATGGCCAACAATATAAGAGCGGTCCGATGAGCCAAAAGTTGTAGTTTCAGGGACATCAACTGAATAGGCGGCGGTCGCGCTATTTAAGTAAGTAGTTAGGTCGAAATCATCACTTAATACGGTGGTATTTTTACCATGGCGGAATGTAGGCATTATTTACTCTCTTCGACTGGGCGTTGGAATTCTGTTCCATCTTGAACAAATCCATCTTTATCGCCATCTATTGCTTCTGGGTCAAAAGTAACTTTGGGTTCAATTATGGGTTCAATGATTTTCGTCTTACCATCAGAGAGTTCAATTAAACCTTGGTCTAATAACCACTTGGCTGATTTCTCTGGAATATCTGAAACAATAGTTCCCGACTCTGCTCGCTTATCGGGTGGATAATCTATACCTGTTAAGACTCGGTATTGTGTCATTAAGTTTCTCCTCTGGGCAACACAGACCCAACTACCTTGGGCCTAATGGCTCTGCATGTAGTGGGGTCTCTTTGGACTCGGTAAGCAAAGATTAGCACTAATTTACTTAATAAAGTGGCTACGCCTTACTTTAGTATTGCTATATCTGTAACTCTTATTTCAGGATACATACAAAAAGTTAAAACTCCTGACTCAGATTTTTCGCCTGTTATCTCTCTCCACCAATCGCTTCCGCCATCCATAGCAGGGGCCTGCAGCCACATACACCCGCCCCAGTCAGCGGCTCTAAAGTGGTGAAAATGCCCTGAAACTAATACGTCGGCTCCACCAACATTTTGGCGACCTAATGATTGTCCTTCTAGCCATCTTCTTAACTTTTGTTCGCTACCTTGCCCGCCCCGCCTAGCGGCATGACCATGAGTGATTCCTAAAACCCAGCCCGCGACCTCTGCTGTGATACTTAATCTGTCCTTTGGGATAGCAAACTGAATATGACCAAAAGCCTCTGGATTAGTTTCAAGGATTTCTGCTACTTGCTCAACTATTGCTACATCGTCATTATCGTTTAAGGTCGTGTAAGACTTGCCTGAACTATTACGATTCTCGCCATGGTTGCCTGCGACTGCCATAACTTGGACCTCTACAAAGTATTTACTCCACCGTATTAAAGCGTCTCTTAATAAACGCCTTGCTACTTTAACTTGATCTCGTCGGTCTAACTCAACGCTAAAAGTCTGTTGAGCGTAATGGCCTACGCAACCTTCTATTGAATCTCCAGTCCATAATTCATTAAACTCTTCTTTGCTACCGCTATCCTTAACTTGAACGACTTTACCTTTCCATTGTCGGTTCAATGCGCCATCAGGATTACCCCATACGTTAAATAAAACTGGCTCAATTACTCGGAAGTTTTCAGGGTCTAATCCCCAAATGCGTAGTATCGCGTCCCAGTTAGGCGCTTCTTCTAAAGGTAAAGCATTAGTGGTAATCGTTCCTTCGTTACCATTCCAAATAACTCCTGCTTGCCACTCCGCACCAATTTTATTTAATTTTGGTTCGCTTGTTGGGTTAGTTGTTGTACTTAAAAGTTTATCTATCTCATCGTCTAGGTTCATAGACAAGAGCAACCTCCGCCTTTCGCCCTTCTGCGGTGACGGCGCATAACTTCAGCGCTCACTCCAAAATCAAATTCTTTTAGTAATTTCACTAGGTCTAAAGAAAGAACTGCCGAGTTGGCCATTAACGATATGAATTTACTTTTAGTTGGTTCTTCTAAACTTTCGATAACTCTTTTAACGGAGCAGACCATACCGTTAGATTTTTTAGTAGGCGTAAAATTATCTAACGCTTTATCAAAATTAAG